GATCCGGGGGGCGCACCCCGGACCTCATCGCATCGCTTGCCAGTCTGTCCTAAGCGATCTTAACCACCGTCACAGCCACGAACGACATGTTGCCCGACATCCCCGTGAAGCCCGAATCCGCCGTGGTCGTCAAACCCGTGAGACCAGAAACCGTCACCACCCACCTATATGCAAAGAAAGCGGTTGGCGTCGAGTAACCGATCTCCAGGGTGCCAGCGTTGTTGCCCATGACGCTGACCAACGTCCCCGTGTTGGCAGTCAAGTCGTACGGCGCCCCAGTAGTGGTCGTGGGCGTGGACGAAATGCGCGCCTTGAGCGTGATCTCATACGTGCCGGCCAACCGAAACCCAAATTGCGGGTAGGAATCGCCACTGCAGCAGATAAACCAGCTGCTGCCAGTGGGCAATGAGCTCGTCGACGTCTTCGTGGCCAACTGAAAGTTGCCTGGTGTGGCAGCGAAGTACGAACTGGACATCGGCGCCATCGCAGAATTCTGCAACCCAAATGAACCCGTCGAAAACGTGGCCGCATTGCCGGCAGTCTGAATGAAACCTGAGACCAAAGCCAGCGGCCCGGTGGACACTGAATCGGTGACCGAAATGTAGGGCTCGATGAGATCACAAGTGTAGTGAACCCAGAGCTCACCCAAAGAAGTCCCGGCAGTGCCAGGCAGGCCGCTCGTGGCAAGCGTGAACGCGCCCAAATCTGAGAAATTGCTGCGCGCCATGGTGTTGTCGTTGAGAATGACATACCACTGGTTGATGGCGTCCTGCTTCGCGCACTCAAAGCCCATCAGCACAGAATTGCTGGGAGCAGTCGACACAGCGTGCGTGGCCGCCTCCATGATTTGCTTACTTGGAAACGGCTGCGCATCAGGATTGTACTGAGGCGCAAGCACAACAGTGCCAAGCGCCCCAGCCGCTGAATAATTCGACGTGTTGGAGCGAAACTCAAACAGCAACTTGGTGAACCTGTACTTAGTGTACAAAGACGCCAGTCGCGACAACCACGGAAACGTGCCAGAATCGGCAGGGTTGATGGTGTAGCGTGTTGCGTTGAAAGCCGCGGGCGTGGTGCCAACGAGTACATCCGTGATGTATTCAGAGTGCGTGAATCGCGTCTGCGGAACGCCAGCATTGCCCTTCTTAGAGGGCAGCGAATCAGACGAGTGAACGATGTCGTTGGTAACATAATCACCGCTCCCCCGTATTGTCGACGAGCTGGGCCGAAGCAGCTGAGCCGCCTTGCCCATCGCCGCCGGCATGGCCGCCTGGACTGCCATCCGCGCCAGCGGCGCGAGCATGCTGTACATACCACTGCCACCAATGCCAGCAGCACGCGGCACACGCTTGCTCCGCTGCCTGGGCTTCCGCGGCTTCGGCTGCTGTGTGTTGATCTGCGGCCCCGCCG